ATATGGTGTGAATATAATGAAAATGGTAAAAACGACTTTATATGTACAAACTCTGTTACATACTATATCCGTGAAGGTAAACTAAATTGTGTAGTACAAATGCGATCTAATGATGTTATCTTTGGTTATCGTAATGATTATGCATGGCAAAAAGCAGTACTTGATGATATGGCAGGAATGCTAACAATATCTCCAGGCGAAATCGTTTGGCAAGTACAAAACTTACATGTATACGAAAGACATTTTGATTTGGTAAATGCATGAACAATAAATGGGACAATAGATACTTAAACCTAGCAAGGGAAGTTTCAACTTGGTCAAAAGATCCAAGTACTCAAGTAGGTGCAGTAGCAATTGGAGAAATGGGGCAAGTATTAGCACAAGGTTACAATGGATTCCCTAGGGGTGTTAATGATTCTCTTGAAAGATATAACGATAAAGAAGTTAAATACCGATACGTAGTTCATGCAGAAATGAATTGTATCTATAATGCTACATTTACTGGAGCATCTCTAAACAATGCTACAATGTATGTTTGGGGTTTACCAGTTTGCAATGAATGTGCAAAGGGTTTAGCTCAAGTTGGAGTTAAGAGAGTAGTATCACCTAAGACGATTGCAGATGTACCAGACAAATGGAAGATATCAGCAATTAACACAGTTGATTTATTAAAGGAGGTTGGTATAACATATGACTTCATTTAATGAACAATTACTGTATAAGAAAAATAGAAATAACTCTAAGTTTAAAGATTATACTAAGGAAGATTTAGAAAATCGTATCGAAAATTTTCAAAAAGATTTAGCTAGATTACACGTACTTAATGCTCCAGAATCAATAAAACAAAATACACAAAATATGCTTGGAGAGATTGTAAAAGAATATAAGCTGAGATATGATAAAGGTGAATTTCAATACACAGGAGAAATCTCAAAAAATGGTTGATTACACACAAGAAGAATTAGCTAATTCTAAAAGAATTTTTAAATCGGCAACACCTAAGTATACTTTAGATTGGTATATTAAATGGGTAGCATCAATTGTGGTTTTAGCTGCAATGTCAATACGAGGTGTCGAAGGATTTCAAATATGGGACTTAGGTCTTAGTGTCATAGGAATATTTCTATGGTTAATAGTATCGGTTTTATGGAAAGATAGAGCACTCATTTTATTAAATGGTGCTGGATTATTTTTATTAATAAAAAACTTAGTAACGCATTTAGTAAACGGAGGATAAATGGAACACTTAATTATACCTACATTAGGTAGGATGGATAAACAAAGAACTTACGATAACTTACCAGAAAAGTATCAAAAACTGGTAAAATTTATAGTTCAAGATCATGAGTACGCTCCTATGAGAGAGCGATACGGAGATGCTGTAGTAAAACTACCTAAAGAAATTTCTAGGTTATCGCCAACACGACAATGGATATGGGACGAGTTTTATAGCACAAAGCACATGGTCTTAGACGATGACTTTGAGTACTTTAAATATAAAGGCCCAGCACCTGAAGGTATGGACACTAAATGGGAAACCAAGGATATGACAGAAGAAGAGTTTGATGATGCTTTTGCCACATTCGACAAATGGATAAAAGAAGAAAAAATTTATCATGGCGGATTCTCAACATCTTGGGTTGTACCAGATCTAAAGTATTGGCCACATCAAAATAACGTAAGGATTATGACCAACTGTTATTTTGATTCTAAAAATTTACCAAGAAATCTTATATGGGATAGGTTAGAAACTTCTCAAGATTTTGATGCTAATCTTCAATTGCTTACTCAAGGGTTTGCAAATAGGATTACCACGAGGTATCGTGTTAGCGTAACAGCAACTAACACAGCAGGTGGTTGTTCAAATTATAGAACAATTGAATTAAGTAATAAAGTGCATCAGCAATTAGCTGAAATTTATCCAGATTATGTTGCTCTAAAAAGCAAGGTATTGGCTAACGGACCATGGAAAGGACAAGACAGAATTACTTGTCATATTAGCTGGTCAAAAGCTTATAAAGATGCAATTAAAAAACAACAAGAATCAAGTTTGGAGACATTTTTCGGATGAAACACGCAGGTATAGTACCACTAATTGGTGGTGAAATTTTGGCATCAGCAGATGCTTATGGAACAGACCCAGAATATTTAATGACATATTCTGGATTTATGGCTAATGAAACACACCTTTTAAATTATTATAAGGAACAAGGAAAGGATATTCCGTATCATGTTTTAGATGAAACGTCCGAAAAAATGAAGAATGTGGACATTGTTTCCTCAGTTTGTCCATGTGCTGGATTAAGTACTTATCATAACTCACACGGTGAACAGAACGAAAACAATCAGTGGATGGAAAAATCATCTGAATATGTTTTAAAGGAAGTTAAACCAAAGGTATTATGGGGAGAGAACGCACCAGGATTATCTGGAAAGATTGGTAAATTTATGAGAGAAAAGCTCTATAAGATCGGCCAAGATAATGGATATAACTTTTCAATTTATTTAACTAAAAGTTTACAGCATGGTAATCCACAGTACCGTAAAAGAACATTCTTTTTCTTTTGGAAAAAAGATGAATTTAACGATAGGATTCCATTATTTAATTATTATAATAAAGAAAGACCTATGATTCAAGATCTAATTAAAGGCGTTGATACTAACTTTCAAACACAGGTATTAAATACTAAAACACCTTCGCAGGATGATCCATATTATAAGTACACCTTAGAAGTTGAATCTAAATGTACTCATGCTGAATTTGTTGAAAGACATTCACACGAGGAAAAATCTATTAATGTAGAATCTAGGTTAATGAAACTTGGTCATGATCATCTTAAACTTGCTGAATGGATGGATCAATATCCTCAATTTGAAAGAGAAGCTGCAAAGGCTAGACGTAAAGCTGGAAAGATTGCATCAGGCGGTGGAATCATGCTTAGAGGTACAATTATTCCAATTAATTACATTGGTGCATTCGTTGTACATTTACCTAAAGTTATTGCACACCCAACAGAAGATAGATACTTAAATGTTGCTGAAGGGAAAGCTATTATGGGATTACCTTTGGATATGGAAGTGCTAGATGTTGAAAAGAATTATAATCATATTTGCCAAAACGTTCCATTTGCTACAGCAAGGGATATGGCAGTAGAGGTTAAATCAGTATTAGAAGGTAAAAGAGATAGTGTTGAAACTACCTACTTATTCCAAAATAATTTAAACAGAAGTTATGATTATAAAAGAGAAGAAAATAGTTTAGAGGCGTTCTTATGAAAATCTTATTAACAGGAAGCAAAAGCGGGCCAAGAAAAGGTTTTATTGCAAGTAGATTTGCTAAGAAATTTAAAGATGAATATGATATTGTAGAGTACACTGCAGACATTAGAAATGCAGAAGGTATCATTGTAAGTGATTTTGATTTAGTAATACATCTTGCAGCACTAGCTGGTGTTAGAAGATCTCACGAAATTCCTCAAGAATATTGGAAAACAAATGTAACTGCATCTAAATATATTTTTGAAGCTTGTGAAAAAGCTAATGTTCCAATCATATATGCTTCATCATCTAGTGTTTACGAATGGTGGTTATCTCCTTATGCTTCTACTAAGTATGCTATGGAGGCTATAGCACCTAAGAACTCTATTGGATTAAGATTCCATACGGTATACGGTCCTAACAGCAGGCCAGATATGTTATACGATGCACTTTTAAGAAAAGATCCTAAGTTAACTTATTTAACTAATCACACAAGAGATTGGACTCATGTAGATGATGTATGTAATGCTATAGATATTTGCATAACATATTTTGATCGTATAGTTCATCATAAAGCAATTGATGTTGGTAATGGTAAACCTGTTACAGTAAAAGAAATGGCTGATAAAGTTTGGCCAGAGAATAATTTACCACTAAAAGAAGTTACTGGTGAACGACAAGATACATGTGCTGATCCATCAATTTTAACTAAATACGGTTGGGTTGCTAATCACCATGTATTAGAAGAAACAACAAAACAATTAGAATTAAACTCGGAAGGTATTATATAATGAAATTAGCAATTATAGGACATGGCTTTGTAGGTAAAGCAGTTGATTATGGATTTAGTAATCAGTTAGTAAAAAAGAAAATTATAGATCCAAACTATGGCCATAATAATAACGATCAACGCAAATTAAAAGATTGGAAACCTGATGTAATTTTTGTGTGTGTTCCTACACCTATGGGCAACGATGGTAATATCAATAGTAGTATTTTAAAATCTGTAATGGATAATCTTGATGAATGTGTAAAAGAAACATTAATTGTAATTAAATCAACTGTTACACCAGATGTAATAAGTAACTATAAATATTGGAATAACGTAGTATATAATCCAGAGTTTTTAACAGAAAAATCAGCATGTGAACAATTTGTAAATCCTGAGTTTCATATCTTTGGTGGTGAGTCATATAATACTGAAAAGTTAGAAGAATATTATGAAAAATATAGTTTATGTACTCCATGCCCATCTTATCATATGAACCATGAAGAAGCTTCTTTGGTTAAATACTCAATCAATTCATTCCTAGCAACTAAGATTACGTTTTTTAATCAACTCTACGATCTGTGCAGAATTAACGGCAATGTTAATTTCAATACTATTATTAAAGCAGTTGGTGCTGATAATAGAATTGCACCATCGCATACTAAAGTTCCAGGATTTGATGGAAAGCAAGGATACGGCGGTGCATGTTTTCCTAAAGATACTTTGGCTTTTGCAAAATTCAGCAATGAACTTTCTCTCTTAGCTAAAGCAATTGAGATAAACAATGATTATAGATCTCAATACGAAAGAGACGAAAGAGAAAAAGAACAAAATATTCAATTTAACCATGTACATTCAACCAAAAGTATGGTATAATAACTATATTATTAATAAGGAGAAATATGCCAAGCGTAGATTTAAGACCTCGTAAGAGGCACCCAAAAGACAAAAGACCATCAACCGAAATGCCATTCGATGTTGCTCTTAGAAAATTTAGAAAAGCAGTTGAAAGAGCTGGAACTCTTCAGGATATAAGACGAAAAGAGTTTTATGAAAAGCCAACTGCTAAAAAGAAAAGGAAAAAAGCAGAAGCCTTAGCCAGATGGCGTAAAAAAGAACGCTCCATGCAATTAAGACCAGAACGTGGTCGAGGAAAATAATAATGGGAATAATGGATAAACTTAAAAAGAACTCTAGAATTAAAGGTACTGATATTCTAGAAAAGTCAATATACTTTGGTGAAAAGGATATAGTTACAACAAGTGTACCAATGATAAACGTCGCACTTTCAGGAGATGTCGATGGTGGTTTATCATCTGGTCTAACAGTTTTAGCAGGTCCAAGTAAACATTTTAAAACCTCGTTTGCATTACTAATGGCTGGAGCATATATGAAAGAACATGACGATGCTGTTATGTTGTTTTATGATTCAGAATTTGGTTCACCACAATCTTACTTTGAGTCCTTTGGAATTGATATTTCAAGGGTATTACACACACCAATCACAGACGTAGAACAACTAAAGTTTGATTTAGTTAATCAATTAGATACGATTGAAAGAGACGATAAGGTTATTGTCGTAATCGATTCTATTGGTAACTTAGCTTCTAAGAAAGAATTAGAAGATGCATTAAACGAAAAATCAGTTGCTGACATGTCAAGAGCTAAAGCACTAAAGGGATTGTTTAGAATGGTCACTCCTTATCTGACTATGAAGAACATCCCTTTACTTGCTGTTAATCATACATACCAAGAAATTGGATTGTTTCCTAAAGCAGTTGTATCAGGTGGTACTGGAATTTACTATTCAGCTGATAACATTTGGATTATTGGTAGAAGGCAGAACAAGAAAGGATCCGAAGTTAAAGGATATGATTTTGTTGTTAATGTTGAGAAATCAAGGTTTGTAAAAGAAAAATCTAAGATTCCAATTAGTGTAACATGGGAAGGTGGTATTTCAGAATACAGTGGCCTACTTGATGTAGCACTAGCTGGAAATTATGTTGCTAAACCAAGTAATGGTTGGTACTGTAGAGTTGATCAAGAAACCGGTGAACTGCTAGAACCAAAGGTAAGAGAAAAAGATACTCTTGATCAAAAATTTTGGAATCCAATTTTTGAAGGAACCGATTTTAAGAAATTTATTAAAGGTCATTACCAAATTGGCCAGAAGCCATTAATTGCAATGGACGAAGATTTCACTGTACTTTCAGAGGAAGATGATGTATAATATATCAGATAGCGATTTTACACTAGTAGAAAATCCTGAATCAGATTTCTACGGTGTAAAGCTTTTAACCGGAAAGTACAAAGACGTTACAGTTGTTTACGGAAAGGTTTCAATAAAAGAAAATGAAGAACTTGATATTGGAACCTTAGAGTTTACTTGGACATGCATTGATCCAGCTGAATTTAATAATAAAGAACTTAATAAGAATGAAGAGTTTAACAATCATTTAGGCGACGTACTTCAATATATTATATCTGATTCATTGGAAAAAAAGAAGGGACAAATTGGACATATCAACACAAATACCAACACACGTACTAAATCATCTACTTAATGATGAGTTATTCTGCCGTAGGGTAATACCATTTTTAAAGAAGGAATATTTTGAAGGCGAACACCGAGTAGTATTTGATCTTATAGTAGATTTTGTAAGTAATCATAATAAATTACCTACAAGTAAAATATTAGAAATTGAATTAACTGGTGTACAAGCACCAGATGATTTACTCAATAGATCATCACACTTAATCACAGAAATTAAAGAAAGATCTGACATTGAAACAGAATGGCTAATTAAAGAATCAGAAAAGTGGTGTCAAGAAAAAGCAATCTATGGTGCAATCATGGATTCCATTCAAATCATCGATGGTAAAAAACCAGAGTTACAAGCAGGTGCAATACCTGATATTTTATCTCAAGCATTAGGCGTATCATTCGATCAAGATATCGGTCACGATTATATTGATAATTCAGAAGACCGTTATGAGTTTTACAATAAAGTCGAAGAGCGTATACCATTTGATCTAGGTTACTTTAACAAAATTACCAAAGGTGGTTTACCAAAGAAAAGTTTAAACATATGCCTTGCTGGTACTGGTGTAGGTAAATCACTCTTTATGTGTCATTGCTCAGCAGCTAATATTTCTGAAGGAAAGAACGTATTGTACATTACAATGGAAATGGCTGAAGAAAGAATTGCTGAAAGGGTCGATGCTAATTTAATGAATTTTCCAATAGAACAATTGGATACTTTACCACAGAATGTATTTAATCAAAAGATTGAAAAGATTGCAAAGGGACACATTGGTAAATTAATCGTAAAAGAATATCCTACAGGTGCAGCACATGTTGGCCATTTTAGAGCATTGTTAAACGAATTAAAGCTTAAAAAGAACTTCCGTCCCGATATAATCTATATTGATTATTTGAATATTTGTGCCTCTTCTCGTATGAAAGGCCTTGGTGGAAACATAAATACTTATTCATACATTAAAGCAATCGCTGAAGAGCTGAGAGGTTTAGCAGTAGAGTTTAATGTACCAATCGTGAGTGCGACTCAAACCACGAGATCTGGCTTCAGTAATACTGATGTTGGATTAGAAGATACTTCGGAATCATTCGGTCTACCAGCAACGGCTGATTTAATGTTTGCGTTAATATCAACAGAGGAGCTTGAAGAGTTAGGACAAATACTCGTTAAGCAATTGAAAAATCGTTATAATGATCCAACAAAGTATAAACGCTTTGTTATTGGGGTCGATAGATCTCGTATGAAACTTTATGACGTAGAGGAGGAAGCACAAACTGATATTATGTCAGATATGGTTCCTGATAAACCAATAAACAAATTCGGGGAATCTGAAGGCAAAGATTTTTCAGAGTTTAAAATATAGAGGAAAAATATATGTTAAATACAATTAAAACTTACGTAAGTGCAAGACTTGGGGAAAGAACTACTTGGGACGGAACTACACTATGTGTTGTTTGTGGATCAGTAATCCTATTCGGCGGAGTTGCTAAATTACTAGCATGGGCTGGATTTGCATGGGGTGTATATACTTTAGTTAAGAAAGAATCTTAAAGAAATAAACATGAACGTGAGTCTTATATCATATTCGCAACCCTCAGAGGACCTCGCCCCGACAAAGGGCGGGGATCTTCTTCAATTAAAACCATTCTCTTATACCGAAACTCTTCGGAGTGATACTTAGGCTAATTATTTTGCAAATAAATGCAGAAAACCCTGTACAATTGAGTCTGGACATGGTATAATATACCTATATTAAATGATAAGGAATCAAATTATGAAGAACAAATTTCACGAACAGAACGTCAGCGAACTAAGCGGATACCTCAGCAGAATCAAAGCTGATTACCACAGATGGCAAGATAGAAGCCTTAACGGGTGTACCAAAATCAAAGACCAAATGTTTGACGATTTTTGTGAAAACTTATCTTACACTGTAGGAAGAAACTATATTAAAGTTATGGCTGGCAATTCATGCCATTCATTCATCGTAGCTAAACCTACTAAAGGATTTAAAGAAGGTGATATATTAATGGCTAAATCATGGAAAGCACCGGCCACTAACTTNGCAAGAGGAAACCTCTTCGAAGATTATACAATCAGATGGACAGGAGCTCTATAATGAATTTAGAACAAACAATTAAACTACTAGCTGAAACAGCAGTAGTAGACGGAAAGCAAGTACTTACAGAAGATCAGATAAGATCTATGGTAGGTGCACCAACGCTGGAAGAATCTATAACTTGCATATGCGGTAAAAAATTATCAGAAAATAATGATGACTGCTATGACCACATGACAAACGGAGTATAATATGAGTAGAACTAATTCTTATGTAATGACAGCACATGTTAAATCAGCTGGAGACATGCTTGAACTTCAAACAGTAAGAAATGCTGTTAAGACTATTAATAAGATGGCTAGACAAACTGATAAAATAAATCAATATCGATATGAGTCAGGTTGGAATGATGTTTCAAAACCTTTAACTCCAAAGTATCGTGTTAATGTTATGCCAAGAGGACCAAGAACAGCTGCAGCAATTGCTGACGGTAGGCATCCAAGAGCTTATGATTCTACTCTTCCAATACGTCATGCTGAAAGACTTGATGTATATATTCATAGACGTGAAGAGAGTTATTGCTAATGTTAAGAGCCTTTAAAGAAATAACTAATTGGGATGACGTAGGATATAAAGTTCCTAATCATACTTACATTTTAAATGAACAAGGCCAATGTGTTGGGTTTAGAGCTACTGGAACTAAAAAATATACTCAATTTAAATCACCTATGAAGCAATTTTCAAAATCTCGTAGAAAGTTTATTGAGCTCAAACCAGCAGAAAAATATATGAGGACTGGATAATGGAACGTTGGAAGAGCTGGAAAGTTATTGCAGTAGATGAACATAATAATTTAGTAGCAGAATATGTATTTGCTATTGAAGAAGAAGCTTTAGCCTTCTATACTGATATGCTAAATAAAGATTACGAAACAGTATGCTTTAAGGTTGAAATATAATGGAATACGTATTCTTTATTTTAATCATTGGTGTAGGTTGGTCTTCTTATAAGATTGGAATACGTGAAGGTTCTGAAAAAATGATTGATAAACTTCACGAAATTGGTGTTATTACATACGACGAAAAGGGAAGAATTAAACCAAATCCATTTTTTGGCGACTAATAACTTATAAATAGAATTGTATTTTATACAGGAGATTTTATGAAGAAGTTCATACATAGTTTTAAAGATGGATTTACCGAAGTTAGAGAAGGCGTTGCCTTAAGTCAATCTGAGTTACAAAAAAATAATAGTAATAGCGGTGAAGCTAGAATAGATATTCTTAAAAAACTCATTAAAAATCGTGATCCAATTCAATTATTAAAAGGCGGTACAGCAATTGTAACCGACATTGAAGACGCTCTCCAAAAATTAAATGCATTCGAAAAAGCACCATCTAACATTTCATTTGTTTTTGGCGGTAAAATGATTCCACTATCTCAACTTAAAAAGTCAGAGGTATTTGGTGGAGGAGCATCTGGGGCAGGTTCTGGTACTAAAGATACTGCTAGAAACGAATGTCATCAAGCTGTAATGTGCCAAGCAATGCTTGACCATGGGTTACAAGCTGAAGAATTTTTTACTCAAGATATTCTTAAAGAAGCATACAGAAAGGTAAAAGTAGACGTTGATTTAAAGACTATACTTTCATCACCAGATGCTTGGGTATCGTCATCATATAATATTGCAAAAATGATGATTAAGGAAGGTTATATTAATAAAAGTATGACATTCCATAGAGGCGATGCTAAGATGATTAAGATATATGCACTTAAAAATCAAGCATATAAAAACAATGGATTTAAACCTTTAAAGGACGATAAATGGAACCCAGGCGATATGTGGGCGTTATCAACAGATTTTAATATTGATAAAGAACTACCAACATCATCAGTTGGAGCTCTAAATAAAGCAATATTAAAACACTTTAATGACAGAAGATTAGTTGGTATATCACTTAAAGGGCCAATGACAAAGTTTCCTACTCCATTAAAAGAATATAATAATGAGTATCCACCTGACACAGATAACCATAAACTAAAAAAGGTCGCCTTAGAATCAGGCAGAGGAAGCTTTTGGTCATCAAAGAGTGCAACTATTGAGTACGATACAGGTGCATTAAACCTTAAGGATAACGCTAATGGTGAAGCAGTAAAGGCTGAAATCAAAGGAAGTAAAGCAAGAGGCGGTGGATTATCGTGGGGTGTTATTCAAGAGTTTATAAAACGTGAAACTGGTAAAATAATACCTGGTCATGCTAAAGGCGTTAAGAAAATAGCACAAAAGATTAAAAAGGGAGATAAAAGATCTATTAAAATATTCTATACAATGTTTAAATACTTTTATCCAAATGTTACTGATAAAGAATTTTTCGCAGAATTAGATCAAAAAGATTGGTTCTGGGTATCTGCTAAACTTGGTTCATTATATGTATGTTACTATATTGATACTAATACTGGAAAAAAGGCTAATGCAGTTGTAACTCAATTTGTGAATTACGCTGGATCCTCAACACTAGATTCAAGTACATACGTTAAATTAGGAAAATAGAATGAAGACACTTAAACAAACCTTATCGGAAGCCGCAGGTAAGAACACTCATATGACACATATTGAAGATCTTATTTTGGACGGTGGAGTTAAGGGAGCACGCCAAGCAATCCTTGCCCTAAGATCACTAAGGGATATGTTAAGCGGTAACGCCAAATCAGCTGTAGACGTTACTGTTAAATGGGACGGTGCTCCCGCCGTATTTGCTGGTATTGATCCAGGCGATGGAGAATTTTTTGTTGCTAAAAAAGGTATCTTTAATGCAAACCCTAAGGTATATAAATCACATGCTGATATTGATGCTGATACTTCAGGCGATTTATCTACAAAATTAAAATTAGCATATGACACTTTTAAAGATCTTGGAATAACTAATGTTATACAAGGTGATTTTATGTTTGATAAAAGCGATTTAAAAACAGAAAACATTGGTGGTATAAAACACATAACGTTCCATCCAAATACAATTGTATATGCAGTACCAGTTGGTAGTCAACTTGCTAAAGATATTACATCTGCAAAGGTTGGAGTAGTATGGCACACAGTTTATACAGGTGCTACATTTGAAACAATGTCAGCTGAGTTCGGAAAAGAAATAGTACCTAAATTAAAGCCATCTAAAAATGTTTGGATGGTCGATGCAACACTTCCTGATATGTCAGGTACAGCAACATTTACGGCGAAGGAAACTGAACAAGTAACTTCACATTTATCTCAAGCAGGTAAAACATTTAAACAAATATCAGGTTCTACATTAAAAGAAATAGAATCTAATAAAGAATTAAACCTTGTGATTAATACATTTAATAACACAAAGGTAAGAGCTAACGAAAGAATTAAAGATACTAAAAGACATGTATCAGAATTAATAGTATGGGTTAATAATAGATACCAAAAGGAAATTGATAAAAGATCATCTCAGAAGGGTAAAGATACTCAAATCGCTAAAAGAAATGAATTATTAAAGTTTTTTAGTAAATCTAATCAAAAAAACTTAGAAAAAGTGTTTAATTTACAGAATAATGTGGTGGATGCAAAATTAATTATTATAAATAAACTAAATGGTCTTAACAATATAGGAACGTTCCTTAAGACTAAAACCGGATTTAAAGCAACCAACCCAGAAGGTTTTGTTGCAATAGATCGTATGGAAGGTGGCGCGGTCAAGTTAGTTGACAGATTAGAATTCTCAACTAATAACTTCGACCCAAATATTATAAAAGGCTGGCAGAATCCAGGCTAATGGGATACTTACCGAGGAAACATGGAAACTTTTAAAGAGTTCACATCAAAGAATGAAGCTATGTCTATTGCTACTCGTAATAAGATGAAAGCTTCAGCTCGAAAAAACAAAGCTAAAATTATGCTTGGTAAAAAGAAAGCAGCCAAGAAATTAGCATCCCCTGAACAGCTTAAGAAAAGAGCTGAAAAACAAGCCAAAAACCTAATAATTAAAAAGATTCTAAAGAACAAAACTAAAGCTGATTTAGGATTTGCTCAAAGGGCTTCACTTGAAAAACAAGTAGCCAAAAAGCAAGGTGCAATAAAAAAGATTGCTAAAAAACTATTTCCTGCTGTTAAACAAGCAGATAGAGATAAGTTAAAAAAACAAAAAGCTGAACAATCAGTATTAGATAAAATGGGGAAGTGATGGAAATTAAGTCGTTTAAAAGTTATTTAGTAGAAGATACAAAGGATATTACCTTTGTGTTTGGTAGGTTTAATCCACCAACTACAGGGCATGAATTATTATTTGATAAATTAAAGAAAGTATCAAAGGGTTCATATAGAATTTATGCATCACAATCACAAGACGCAAATAAAAATCCGTTCGATTTTAAAACAAAAGTTAAGATATTAAGAAAGATGTTTCCTAAACATGCACGAAGTGTTATGGCAGATAAAGGAATAAGAACAGCTATGGACGTAGCAGTATCATTATATGATCAAGGTTACACTAAAGTTTCTATGGTTGCAGGAGATGATCGAGTTAAAGAATTTGAAATACTATTAAATAAATATAACGGCGTTGATGCAAGACATGGATTCTATCAATTTGAAGGTGGCCTAAAAGTTATTTCTGCAGGCCAAAGAGATCCAGATTCAGATGATGTATCTGGAATGTCAGCTTCTAAAATGAGAAAAGCAGCTAAGGACAACGATCTTAGTTCATTCTCTAAAGGTGTTCCATCAAGTTATAAGGATGTACAAGGCCTATTTAATATGTTACGAAAGGCTATGGGATTAAAAGAATCTAATAATTTTAGACAACATATTCAATTAGATCCAGTATCAGAAACCAGAGAAGAGTATATTGACGGAACTTTATTTGAAGTAGGAGATACAGTAATAGTAAAAGAAACAAATGAACAGGGCGTTATCAAAATGCTTGGTTCTAACTATGTTACAGTTCAACTTGAATCTGGAACTAAAAGAGTATGGCTTGACGATATTGCATTAGTTGAAAATTGTGGTGGAGTTGGAGAAGACAAAGTTACTCAAAAATACCAAAAGATAACTCCAAACGAAAAAGTTTCAAAGAAAAAGAAAAAGAAAAACGGAATGACACAATTAACATTTAGGGATTTTAAAGATGAACTTTAAACAATTAAGATCTAGGTTATTGGAAGGAACAATGGAATTTGGTATATTTTCTGATAATCCAGATGAGGCCGAAAAAATAGCACAACAGCTTGTAATGTTCATGCGAAAAAGCAAAGATATAGTAGTAGGAGACGATAAATCACAAGCCTATTTAGATACTATTGCAGGGTTCATTTACGATGATGAATTACTAGATGATTTACATCCAGAAACTGGAAAAGTCGGTAAGGATGCAAATGATATTGTCGTAGCAAGACTAAAAAAACTAGGGGTTAACATACACTAATGAAAGATTTTAAAGCGTTTTTTAACGAAGCTGAAGATAAAGATATTGGAGACCGTAAAGGAAGCCAACCTAAAGCATACTATGCTAAAGATGCTAAAGGCGATGAAATGGCTAAGTCTACCAAGCAAAAGAGGGCAGCTCATTTTAAGAAAAAATCTAGTAAGCCAGCTCCAGGTGATAAATCTGCAGAAACAAAACCTTCACAACATACTAAGAAATTTAAAGATATGTTCGGTGAAGCTTCAGCACCTGACAAAGCTCTTAAAAATAAAGCTGATAAGTCAGGTATGCCATTAGGTATATTAAAGCAAGTATTTAATAGAGGAGTTGCAGCTTGGAAAACGGGACATAGGCCTGGAACAACTGCAGTTCAATGGGGATTAGCAAGAGTTAATTCATTCGTAACAAAGTCAAGTGGAACTTGGGGTAAAGCTGATAAAGATTTGGCTGCCAAGGTTAGAGGGTAATATGAAAACTTTTAAAGAAAAATCTAATCTTGACGAAGCGCCATTAGTGATGTCTGATATGGATATGATTGATACACTGTTTAACAAAATAAAAAGTGATATGATGAAAGCCAAAAGAAAAAACCAAGGTGAAAAAAACTGGCCAGCGTTACAACAACTAGCAAAAATGGCTGGATATGGTATTACTAAATCAGGCCAAGCTAAAGATAAATCATTTAGGTACGATCTTAAAAAATGAAAACATTTAAAGAACTCAGAGAAAAGAAAAGCGAATCTTGGGAAGCAGGATATAAAAGAAGAGTTGTAAAAACAACTAAGCCTGAGCACAAAGAAAAAGGTTATGAATGGAGAATTAAAGGTAAAGAAAAAGATCATTTATCTATTAAGTTATATAAGACTAAACCATCACAATCAGAATTTAATAAGCAAATGAAAAGAGTTGCAGGCCATGAGTTCGGTGGATAGTTTTAAAGAACATTATAATATTATGGAAGGTATTAATGATCCTTCTATTTTTAAAGCAGTATTCCTAGCAGGTGGTCCAGGTTCTGGAAAATCATTTGTTGTAGGTAAAACATCATTAGCGTCATTAGGGTTTAAACTTATAAACACAGATACTAATTATGAAAATGCTCTTAAAAAGGCTGGACTTACAATGGAGCCAGAATCTATATTTTCTGCTCAAGGCCAAGCATTAAGAGATAAAGCTAAAGCTCTTACTGGTAAACAGTTAACTTTAGCATTAAAGGGAAGATTAGGAGTAGTTATAGATGGAACTGGTAAAGATTACGCTAAAATAAAAGCTAATGTTGATCAGTTTAGATCTATAGGATACGCTGTACATATGATATTTGTTAATACTGATTTAGAAACTGCATTAATAAGAAATAATAGCAGAGAAAGAGTATTACCAGATGATCAAGTAGAAAAAATGTGGAAATCAGTACAGAAAAATATTGGTAAATTCCAAGGGCTTTTTCGTAATAGAATGACAGTAATAGATAACTCAACGGATGCAGATATTAACACATCCACCTTAGAGGCTTATAAGAATATACAACAGTGGGCTAAGAAACCACCAGAAAATTCATTAGCAGTTAAGTGGATAAATGGACAAAAAAAATGACAAATAAAGAAAGAAACAAAATCGTATCATCATTTAATTCTAAATGGAAATACAGAAAAGATAAAGAACAGTACGGCATGGCTGATGCATGGAAAATTATATATTCACCCGATGGCGAAGGAAAATTTGTAGGAGACTGCGAAGATTATTCTCTATCCATTCTTTACAGATTATGTGGTGAAAGTCATATTAAAATGTGGTGGATGTTATTAACTCACCAAGCTGGTATATGCTGTGTTGGACCAAGCAAATGGAAAGTATCACACGCAGTTTTAAGATATAAAGGTGAATGGGTGGATAATTGGACTAAGAAATTTGGTCCTAAATCAGAAATAGAAAAGAATCATACATTCCATATTTTTTACGGATATGGTTGGGCATACTTTACTGCTATTAAAATGATTATAAGTAAAATAATAAGAACTATTAAGGGAAAATAAAAATGAAAAATTTTAAAGAATTAAGGGAAAGCCAAACAATCTTAGAAAGAATATTCAAAGCTACATTGGATTTTGATATGGGTGATCCAAGAGACCACGAAGTAGACTGGGAAGATGACGGAGTTTACATCGACTCTTGGGATAAGAGAGAAATGGAATTAGTTGTCATGAGTAAAGATAAAAGAGGTTTAGAAAAATGGTTAGTAGATGTATATGGTCTATCTAAGAGAGACGTAAAGGGGATGGTAAAATGAAGCAATTTATAGAATTAAGAGAAAAGACGCGTCTAGCTATGCGTGGTATGAACTTAAAGCAAATAAAACAGAAATTTAAAAAAGAGATTGACGCTTATCAGAAAGGTAAAGAGCTAGACTGGAAAGCTGAAGCTGCTTTACTGGGATGGGCAATTGGAGCTGGCGAAATTAAAACTGATGATCCAGACGAATTGGATAATTGGTTAATGAAAAACGTTGAAGATAAAAAGGATTTTGATAATCTTAAAGAGTCTGTAGAGACAGTTGACGAAGCTAAGCCCCCAAGAATGAAAGGACTATCAATATACGGTTCTGAAATTAGTGGATTAAAATATAAAAATGGTACCTATAGTGCTCAAGCAGTAGTATATGGTAGTAATAAATTAGGATATAGAGTCAGAAATGAGTTTGGAGATTTTGAAACTCTTGACCTTAAAACATTCGCAAAAAGATTTGGCTAATGCATAAATTTTTAGAGCACATCGATGAAAGATTTGGACTATACGAAGGTAGGAATGTTCCATTAGAGCAACCTATGATTGAAGCTCCTGAACCAACGCTTAATAAGCCAAGCAGAAGCTCAGGCCCAAAGAAATATGTTGTATATGTTAAGAATCCAAAAACCGGCAATGTAAAGAAAATTAATTTTGGTGACGAAAAGGGAGGTTTAACCTCTAAAATAAACGATAGAGATGCTGCAAGAAACTTTGCATCTCGTCATAACTGCGATACTAAAACGGATAAACTATCACCAGGATACTGGTCATGTAGACTACCAAAGTACGCAAAAGACTTAGGACTTAAAGGTGGCGGAAACTATTTTTGGTAATCCATATATCGATAGTGTATTAAACAGTACTACTATTGAAAGATCATTCTCCTTAGATAGAGAGGACGCAGAATATGTTTGGCACACCGATAAAGAATTAAGAGAAGTAGAAATATTAAATGGTGAAGGATGGCAATTCCAATACGAAAATTGCTTACCATGGTTAATAGAAAAGGGAATGGTGTTTTATATACCATTAGGAGAAAGTCATAGACTAATAAAAGGTAAAACTACCTTACATTGTAGGATTATAAAACATGCCAAATAGCAATACCGCATCGCAACAAAGAGCTGAAGCTGCTTTAAGACTCGACAGAATAGAAGAAAAAATCGATAGAATGTCTGAAGCAATTATAGCACTTGCTCGAGCTGAAGAAAAAATTCAAACCCTCACATCATTTTCTAAACAACAATCAGAGCAGATTGTTTTACTTATAAATAGAATAGACAAAGTGGAAAACATTGTAATAAACAATGCAAATACAATTAATATAATTAATAAAATATTTTGGATAGTAATGGCTGCAGCTGCAACCACTATTACTGGAATGTTAATAATGCAATAAAATAGGAGAAAATATGAAATTGCAAGATAAAGAAACTCTAAGCGTTGCAGCAGCAGTCCAGAACGTATTAGAAGGTAAAAAGCCTGCAGTTAAGGAAGAACTAAAGTATCCACATGCGATGTATCATCCTGAAACTGGCAAAGAAGAAACTGCAAAAAACGAAGAAGAGCATAAAGCTTTATCTGATAAGGGTTATACACATGAGAAGAACGAATCTCCTGAAGAACCTAAAGCTAAAGGCGAAAAAGATTTTAAAGCTAAGCATGTAGTTAAGAAATCTGGTGCAAAATCTGATGGTTCAGTAGTAAAAGAAGATGTTGACGCACTTCATGAAGAAGCTATTGAAATGGATAAAGAACTTTCTGAAGGCTTTTCTCCATCTCAAGTTAAAGCTGCTATAAAAATTGCTACTAAAATGGGTGGTAATATGACAGGTGCTATTAGAAAAATCGAAGCTATGAAAAAAGGTTTATCTGATGAAAAAGCAGTTAATGATGCATTACGTGCAGCTAACGAAGGTACAATGTCAGAAGAAGAAAAATCTGCAAAGCAGAAAAAGTACCAAGATTTCTTTAATAAAGCACTTAAAAAGTTTGGTGTTAAATCACCTGCTGAACTCGACGGCGATAAGAAAAAAGAATTCTTTGATTATATCGATAAGAATTATGAAGCTGACGATGAAGAAGATGAAATCGTATCAGAAGGTAAGGTTACAGTTGATGTTGACTGGATTGGCGATAGCAAAGTAACTAAAGATGCTGAAAAGAAATTTAAAGTAAAAATTAAAGTAGACGCTAGAAAAGGTACTGCTGATGTAACTGGTGATAGTAAGCAAGTTGTTAAAATGTTAATGGATAAAGACGTATACGGATTAGATAAAGGTGACATTGAAGACATGTTCCCAGGCCTTATGAAAGGTAAATTAGAATCTGTTGATGAAAGCATGAGTTTACCTAAAGCTCCTTTAAAGGGAATGCATTTAACTGGATTTTCTGGAAAGTTTAAATTAAACCAAACGTCTGGCCATGAAGATAATTACTCTCCTGAAGTTCTTAAAGATGTAAAAACTGGTTTAAAAATAGTAGAGAAACATCTTAAGAAACAAGGAATGAGATTCAAAGAAGAAGAAGTTCTAGTTGGGCCTAAAAACCATGCGAAAGAACATGGCTTTAAGGTTGGAGATTTTGATTCCGAGTTTGCAATAAATATCTTTCCAGGATTTCCAGGCAAGAACCCAGATCTACCAAAGGGTAAATCTGAAGATGATATTAACTTAGATGATATGGTCAAAGACCTAGGTAAATTAAAATCATTCGGTAACTTTAAAAATGATTTCTCAGATAACTGGGGTGGTCGTAAATAAGACCAAATAAGCTCTTATAAATAACTATATGATGAAATTATTTGATAAACTGACTAGTAGGAACTTTAAGCTATTTGCTGCTAACCATTATAATAACCCTGAATGTATTTCAGTGGAAGAATTTATAGAGGATGTAAGTAGATTTAAATACTTAAAACGATTGTTGAAAAGGTATGAGCAATCAGGTGATTTACAGGAAAGATTAATCCTAAATCATCTGATTGTAATATACAATGTGTTTGGCATTGAAGCTGCTGATAGAATGGTTTGGTTCAAAGTGAACGAAGCACACTATCCAGCATTGAAAACCTTTTTAGTATTTTTACATTTTATAAAAGAAAACGATAAGGTAGAAATACCTGTGGACACTAACATAGTGGAAAGGTTAAGAAATATATGAGAACTGTATTAAATAAACGAAACGAAATAAACGAAGGTTTATTGTCTCGTGGTGCAGATATGGTTTATGCTATTAGATTTCTTAAACTTTTAGTAACACCATTTAAAAAGACAGAGGCTTTTAAACAAGGCCTTGTTGATGAAAATGGTTATAGAACAGAAATACCAATTGAAACTAATGACCAAAGATCGGCATTTACAATATTTCATAGATTGGTATTTAATGTTAAAAAATTAATGGCTAAGGTTCCATTTGGTAAAACCAGACTAGCATCTTATGCTGCAGCTTTATTTCTTGTTAAAGAACACACTGGAATATCAAGTGAAAGATTAAAAAGTATATTAATAGAATCTGGAGAAACTGATTTAGATATTATTAATGAAAGTGCTTGGTTTGAAAACAATAATAAACTAAATAAAGGTACTTATACATTAGTTAATGATATTGCTTCACCAGATACTGCTGAATTTATAGCTAGAAAAAACACAAAGGTAATAGTAACAGAAGTAACAGAACCAGCTGATACATTATTTGATATAAATATATACAAGGTTAAACACTTAAATACCAAACAATTTGTATATATAACAAATATGGATATAAAAAGATGAAATATAAAAGTTTTAAACAATGGGAAGATGCTGCTGCTAATTCTGTAGCAAGTGGTGGAGTCGATATGGCTCCAAACGCTATGGGTAAAAAAGCACTTCTTAAAAGAAGAAAAAAATCTGAAGGTAAATACGACGGCCGTACCAAAGAAGGTAGAAAATTCGTAGAAAGAATGTTAGCAAAGAGGTTGGCCAGAGAAGCTAAAAAAATAGAGAAATAATATTATGTCGAAAATTTTGATGGGAATTATAGGAGCTATGGGACTTATAGGGTTTATGTATTATAATTTCTCTGTAGTACCTATGAAGACTAAACTAGAAGAACAATCCAAAGTAATTATAGCACAAGACCTAAGAGACCAAGAACAAAAGGCCACAATCGAGGCCATTCAAAATAATCTTCAAAAAACTTCACAAGAGTTAACAGGATTACAAGTTAGAAATCAAGCATACGAAACAGAAATGAATGAGTATATGGATATATTCAGACGTCATAATCTGTCTAAATTGGCTAGTGCCAAACCTGGTATGATTGAGAAAAGAGCAAACACTAGAACAAAGGAGGCATTCGATGCGATTGAAGCAGATAGTCAGCGTATTAGCACTCTTAACGATTAGTGGTTGTTCACTACTTCAACAAGCTCCAAGAGAAGTTGAAATAATAACAAAACCAGTTCAGATAGATATTGTTCAGCCAGTAATGCCTAGAGCAATAGATTTAAAAGAACCTAAATGGTATGTAGTTTCAGATACCAAGATAATAGAAAATTGTCTAAAAGATCCTGAAACTAAAAAATCAAACTGTAAATTAGGTAGAGAAGATTTATACCCAGAAGGATATACATACCTTGATAAATTTATAGATGATATAAAGAAAAACCATGGCGGTGATATTGTATTTGTTGCTATGACTGTTGATGATTATGAGTTAATGTCTTATAATACTCAAGAAATTAAAAGATATATTAATCAGCTCGGCGAGGTGATAGTTTACTATAGGAATGTAACAATAAATGATGAAAATGCTGCAGCAGTTGAAATTAAACTGGAGAAAAAAAATGGCAACGACTAGAATGAAAGAAACAATGACAGTATGGGAAAGAGCAGAGGTAGCAGCTAAGCTATCCGCAATCGCATATATGAATCCTAAACCTGCAGAAACTGCAGCAAAAAAGCTAGGGTTTAACTCAGCAAATCTAATTAGTAGAGACGGAGCAGAAGTATTGGTATGTAAAGACCGTAATGATATGTGGTTTGCTTTTAGAGGAACAGAACCTTCAAAACTAAATGATGTATTAGCTGACCTTAAAGTAATTAAGAATACTGCTAAAGCTGGTGGTAAAGTTCACGGTGGATTCCAAGAAGAAGTAGATGACTTATGGATGGATATAGTAAAAGAACTTGATCATAATGACCAGTTAAAAGTAAGAAAAGATGTTTACTTTACTGGACATAGCTTAGGTGCAGCCATGGCTACTATCAGTTCAACTAGGTATCAACCAGAAGAACTATTTACATTTGGTTCTCCAAGAGTTGGCGGAAAGCATTTTATAAAGAATATCAAAGCTGATCATTATAGATTCATGAATAATAATGATATTGTATGTAGAATCCCACCAGCATGGCTAGGATTTAGACATCATGGTGAAATGATTTATTTTGATAGATTCGGTAATAAAGCACTTAAGCCAACATGGGCTGATACGTTGTATGGTATATGGAATTCATGGAAAAGATTTAAATTCTTTGATGGAGTTGTAGATCACGGAATGCCTAATTATGTACAAGCAATTAAAAAGCTTGCAAAAATTAAGGAATAATCATGAACTGGCTTATCATACTCACACTTAAATCAATTTTATCTTCAATCATTGGTAGTTCATTTTACAAATGGTTTGAAGGTACTACTGTAGGTATCTGGTTTCAAAAGAAAGTAGATACGTTTATGCAATATCTTGCTGTAAAGTATGATATAGAATTAGCTAAGAAAGATGCTAAATTTAGAAAACAATATCCACTTGTAGCCGAAAGACTTGATTATGTAGAAAGTATCGCACATTGTAAATGCGGTATTGAAGAGTTCGACGGCTATAAACCTCTTATATCTCGAATTGAAGAAATTGAAAGAAGACTCAAAATAAAAAAATAACACAAACTGGTGTACATTTGTTGAGTTCTATGGTATAATAGATATATTAAATGAAACACAATATGAACAGGGATAAACATTATGGGCATAAATGTCACTAAGAGGGACGGCACTCTCCAAAGCTTCGATTTAGAAAAAGTACATAAGGTACTCGAATGGGCCGTAGAAGATATATCAGGTGTATCTCAATCAGAGATAGAACTAAAATCAAATATTCAATTATACGATAAAATACCCGCTTATGATATACACGAATTACTTATCAAAAGTGCATCTGAATTAATATCTGAGCATACACCAAACTATCAATACGTAGCGGCTCGATTAATCAATTATAAATTACGAAAAGAAGTTTATGGCGAATATAAACCATGGTCTCTTGCTCATCTTATTATTGAAAATGTCTCACGTGGGGTATACGATGGCGATATTATGAAAAGCTACACTCGCGAAGAGATAGATCAATTAGATACATATATAAAGCATGACAGAGATGATCTATTCACGTATGCTGGAATGGAACAGTTCCGTGGTAAATACCTAGTACAAGATAGAAAAGAAAAAATCCATTATGAAACACCACAGATGCTTTACATGATGGTTGCGGCAACTCTATTTTCAAATTATGCAAAAGAAACTCGAATGAAATTTGTAAAGGATTATTATGATGCAATTTCCCAATTTTATATATCACTCCCTACTCCAATTATGGCAGGAGTGCGTACACCAACCCGTCAGTTTTCAAGCTGTGTGCTTATCGAATCTGGCGATTCTCTTGACAGCATTAACGCTACTGCCACCTCTATCGTAAAATACATTAGTAAGAAAGCAGGTATTGGTATTGGTGCTGGTTCTATTAGAGCCAACGGTGCTAAAGTCGGTGATGGTTCAGTTGTTCATACTGGATTAATTCCATTTTTAAAATATTTTCAAGCTGCGGTAAAATCATGTTCACAAGGTGGTGTTCGTGGTGGTGCAGCAACTGTATATCTACCACTATGGCATTATGAATTTGAAGACTTAGTAGTACTTAAAAACAATAAAGGAACTGATGAAACTCGTGTACGACACATGGATTACGCGTTCCAATTAAATAAGTTAATGTACGAAAGACTATTAACAGGTGGTAATATAACCTTCTTTGATCCTAATGATGTGCCAGGGTTGTATGAATCGTTCTTTGATGACCAAGACAAATTTAAAGAGTTATATGAAAAATACGAAAGAGCTTATTCTGTGCGTAAAAAATCTTTACCAGCACTTGAAGTATTTCAGCAGTTATTAACTGAAAGAAAAGATACTGGTAGAATTTATATAATGAATGTCGACCATGCAAATGAACATGGAGCATTTAAACCAGATAGAGCACCAATTAGAATGAGTAATCTGTGTTGTGAAATTGATTTACCTACAAAGCCATTACAATCATACAATGACGATGAAGGGGAAATTTCACTATGTACGTTATCCGCAATTAATTGGGGTTTAATTAACCATCCTGGAGAATTTAAAAAGTACTGTGAGTTAGCAGTAAGAGGTTTAGATGAATTATTGGATTATCAGGCATATCCAATTCCAGCTGCAGAAAAATCTACAATGGCTCGTAGACCATTAGGTATTGGTATTATTAACCTAGCTTATTTCTTAGCAAAAAGAGGATTAAAATACGATGAGTCAGCATTTAAAATTGTAGATGAATACGCAGAATCTTGGTCATATTATCTTATAAGAGCTTCATCAAAATTAGCTAGAGAAAAAGGTAAAATATCTGCAATTGATGACACAAAATACGGCTCTGGAGTACTTCCAATTGATACATATAAAGGTGCAGTAGATAATTTAATAGAGCATAAAGAACGCGTACCTTGGAAACAATTAAGAACTCACTTAAAAGAACACGGTATTAGAAACAGCACTTTAATGGCATTAATGCCAGCTGAAACATCTGCACAAATTAGTAATAGCACTAATGGTATTGAACCACCTAGAGCACTTGTATCTTATAAACAATCTAAGGACGGTGTATTAGCTCAGGTTGTTCCAGGATACCATCATTTAAAAAATAAATATGATTTATTGTGGGATCAAGAAGGAACTGATGGATATCTCAAGATATGTGCTATCCTTCAAAAGTATATTGATCAGGGTATTAGTGTTAATACTTCTTACAATCCAGAAAAGTTTGAAGACAATAAAATTCCTATGTCGTTAATGATACAGGATCTTGTTAATGCGTACAAATTTGGATTAAAACAACTCTACTATTTTAACACTCATGATGGTGCAGGAGAAATGAAAGACGATGACCATCATACATACGATAGTGGAACAACTGAAACCCAGTCAGTAATTATTGACGATGACGATTGCGAAAGCTGTAAAATTTAAAGGATATATAAAATGGCAATATTGAAGAAAAATAAAAAATCACATCTAGCAAAGAACATGTTTTTAGATGAAGCAGTAGATATACAAAGGTTTGATACTTTAAAATACCCACAAATAGATAAAATTACAGAAAAACAGCTTGGATTCTTTTGGAGGCCTGAAGAGGTAGATATTTCAAAAGATAAAAAAGATTTTGAAGGATTAACCGAACACGAAAAGCATATTTTTACAAGTAATCTTAAAAGACAAATTCTTTTAGATTCTGTTCAAGGTAGAGCACCAAACCTAGCATTTCTACCAATTGCAAGTTTACCAGAAATTGAAAACTGGATTGAAACTTGGAGCTTCTTTGAAACAATACACAGTAGATCATATACACATATTATTAGAAATATTTATCCAGATCCTTCAATAGTGTTTGATGGCATGCTTAATGTAAAAGAAATATTAGATTGTGGTAATGATATTGCAAAATATTACGANGANTTAATTACATGCAATCACGGACCAACAAATAAGATGGATCATAAAAGAGCATTATATATGTGCTTAATGTCAGCTAATGCATTAGAAGGTATTAGGTTTTATGTGTCATTTGCATGTTCTTGGGCATTTGCTGAACTTAAAAAAATGGAAGGTAATGCAAAGATTATTAAGTTTATTGCTAGAGATGAAAATACACATTTAGCAGGTACAACGGTTTTAATTAAAAATCTATTAAAAGAAGATAAAGATTATATTAAAATTGCTAAGGAAATGGAAGACGAAGTAGTAAAATTATTTACTAAAGTTATAGAACAAGAAAAAGAATGGGCACATTATTTATTTAAAGATGGCTCTATGATTGGACTTAACGAAAATATTTTAGGTAGCTATATTGAATGGATTGGTTGTAAGAGAATGAGAGCATTAAGTTTAACATGCCCTTACACTGTTCCTAAAATAAACCCATTGCCATGGACTGAAAAATGGATTGGTGGTGGTAATGTGCAAGTAGCTCCACAAGAAACTGAAATTAGTTCATATGTTACAGGTGGTGTTAAACAAGACGTTGACCAAAAGTCATTATCAGGATTAAGTTTATAGTGAATAACGAAGTACGGTGGTTTAAAATAATTAAACATGCACTCGGGTCCTTTGGTAAGGACGATGGGTACGACAGTGATAACGAAGTTCTTATTACATATGTTCGTATGTCTATAGTAGGTTCTAATCTACTATGTGTATGGATAATCATTATAAACATTATTTTAGGATGGATACAGTGAAACCTGAGAAAGTTTTACAGGTAGTAAACTTAGCCCCAAGTGAAGCTTGGGTAGAAAAAATAACAGAAATACATCCAATGCGTCAGATATTTTGGGCAACAGTAATTCAAGCATGTGTGTTTGGGTTTATGTTACTAGCGTTTTGGATAATTAACGGAGCAGTAAATTGGTTATAGAAATTTATAGTAAAACACAATGTCCATTTTGCGACATGGCAGTACGTAAAGCTGAAGCTATGGTACAAGAGTCAACCAACATTACATATGTAAAATATATGTTAAATGATGATTTCACACGAGAAGAGCTATTTGAGAAGTTTCCAACAGCAAGAACGTTTCCTCAAATAACAATCGATGGTGAATCAATCGGAGGCTGGGACCAATTTAAGGATATAGTCTAATGTCAACTACAATAATAGAATGCAATGTGTGTTTTCATGCTTCTGAAATTTATTACGAAATTGATGAAGACGATAACCCAGATCTACTTCCAAAACATTGTCCATTTTGTGGTTATAAAGAACCAGAAGAAAATTTTGATGAAGATTGGGAAGATATAGACGATACATAAATATAATTATGGAATGGTTATATAAAGGTAGAGTGTTTGTCCCACCAGAGAATTTTAGTAGTGATGATTACTATGGCTTTGTTTACGAAATAACAAATCGTTGCAATGGTAAAAAGTATATAGGAAAGAAATTTTTCTGGAGCCAAAAAACATTGGCTAAAACAAAGACTAGAAAACGTAGAAAAAAAATATTAATAGAATCTGATTGGAGAAATTATTTTGGATCAAATAAAATTTTATCTGAAGAAGTTAAAACTCAAGGCGAAAGTATTTTCCATAGAAATATTTTGCATTTATGTAACACTAAAGGTGAATGTGCTTACCTGGAGGCTAAAGAGCAATTCGATAAAGAAGTATTAATGTCAGATAAATATTATAACGGTATTATCAATGTTAGACTTGGCGGAAATGCAGTAAAAGGGCTAAAATAACACTGTACAATCAATGGAATATATGGTATAATAACACTATGAAAGCAGAAAAAAGTAATGTAATTCAGTTTCCTACAGAACGTAGATTAGCTGAAGTAGAGGAAGAACGAATGGATATCATGCTTCAAAACGAAGATGATGCTATCAATGTTGCTCATTACATAATGGATTTAATACAATCAGCATTAGATGAATTATCAGTAGAATATCCAGATCTTAATATTGACATGTCAGATAATGAAGATGTTAACTATAAAGATTTTATGGTTATTCTAAATATGCTTGTTAGTTTATTTTTCAGAAGAGCTGGAATGGATCATATCTTACATGAAGATTTAGAAAATTCATATGCAAAATTAGCCGCTTTAGTTGCTTTCAGACTAGAAGATTACCAATTAACAGTAGAGGACGTTGAAGACGAAGATGATATTACTTGATTATAGCCAAATCGCACTATCAAATATTATAGTGCAAAAACTAAATGATGAAAAAATGATTAGACACATGATACTAAACAGTATCAGAATGTATAATAAAAAATACCGAAATGAGTATGGCCAAATGGTTATATGTGCTGACGGTATG